AATACTTTTTTCTTAATAATGATTCATCTGAAACTTCTCTATTTTTTTTATTATATTCTATATAATTTTCTGTATTAGTTATATTAAACATAAATTTTTCTAATTTTAATTCTTTTATTAATAAAACCATTAATTTATGATGATGTCCAATACGACCTGCACCTAAATCCATTATATAATCAATATTATCTACTTTTTTATTGAAACTATAAACTCGTCCTCCAAATCGTTCATCTTTTTCAAGAAGTAATACTTTTAATTTTGGATATTTTTTTTTTAAATTATACATACTATATATTCCTGCTATTCCACCACCAACTATAACTATATCATAATTTTTCATTTATTATAATAACTATTATAACAAAAGAAAAATAATTATTTTAAATATTAATATTTATTATGTTTTTTGTAACCTTTTAATCCATCTTCATATAAATTTACATTTACAAATCCTTTTTTCATTAAATTAATTGCTGCCGTTTTTGATGCACTACATTTATTATGAGCACAATAACATATTAATGGTAACTCATAATATTCTAATTTTTTTGATTTTATTAATTTTTTTAATAATGGATAATGTAAATCTATTAAATCTTGTAACCAATTATTTAATTCAAGGGTTGACATTTTTTCAATATTATTATATGGTAAATTATAAGTATTAACTATATGATCTTTTGCATAGATTGTAGATGGTAATACATTCAAAACTATATAACATTTTGAATTGAGATTTTTAATAAATTGTTTATATTTAAAATTATTATGTACTAATTTTGTGTAAATACTAGTATTCCAAGCATCACAATTATTATTAGATAATACAAAATGTATATGCTTAAAATAAGTATTGTTTTTTTTACCATTTTTGGTAATTGTTTTATAGTTTTGTGGAGTTAAAAACTTAATAAGTGCAAAACCTTTATCATCTACTTTTCCCACACCACTATTACTAAAATTACCATAACTAGACTTTGCATCATTAATTATTATATTATTATTTGGTTTAGATGCCCAATATAATATTTTTTTATTTGCATGTATTTTTCCAACATTTAAAACTAAACTATTATTATAATTAATTGGATAATTAATATTAAAATGTTTATAATTATTTATAAATTGTTCTACATAATCTATTTTATTTAACCATTTTGGTTTATGTTTTTTACTAGATTTTAATGTTTTATTAAAATTAAATTTTAAACAACTTGCACATAATTTTTTTTTTGTTTGCATTTATTTATATATAATTAAATAATTAAATAATTAAATAAAAAAAATTTTTTTAATTTCCATATAATAATTCTGCAGTACCAGAATGAAATTCTAAAATATTATAACGTTCTTCAAATAAATGTAAATCATATGAATATTTATAAATTGAAGTTGGTTCTTGACTTGTGGCTATAATTTCTCCTGTTGTAGGATCACAAATTGTTGTAAAATTAACATTACATATATCAATTGGAGGATCTTTTAATTTATATTCAAATTCTATTGTTTTAAATTTACTTGTATTAAAAGCACCAGTAGGTTGATATTTTGAAGAATCAGTATTTAATGCAAAACTATAATGATATAAACCATGTTTAGTATTTCCATTTGTATGAATATATTTTTCTATTTTATCATATATTCCTGAATCTAAATCATATTCTCGAACTTTACCATCACATGTAATTCCAAATTTATCTAAAATAGTTTTAAAATTTTGTTGACTATAAGTATTTGGTACATAATCAGTAATGTAAATATTACTTAAATCATTATTATAACATATATCATAGAGATTTTTTATATTGTATGGAATAATATTTTCATATGGCCAATTTGTATAATTTGACCATTGATTACGAATATCTACATCATTGCGCTGAATATACCACATCCAATTAGATACTAATCCATTTGTTTCTACTTTTATTTTATTTGTTTTATTTATTCCTTTTTCTTCATATGTTTTAATTTGTTTAATTAAATATTCTTGATTATTATTTGCAAATAATATACGCTCTTCATTATCTAAAAAACATTGAGTTGTGATTAAATGAAAATCAAAATTTATGTTATTTGTTTTATTTGCATAAATATTAATAGAATCTGAAATATTTCTCTCAGGTGGTTCATTTACAAATCTTTTATATAAAAATTCTGGTTTACTTTGATCTGCCTTAATATCTACATAACTATTATCATTAATTGAAGCATTAATATTTTTAATTGTAAAAAGTTGTATTATTGGTCTAAACTCAAATTCAATTTTTAAATTATCATATTGCATACTTATTAAAGGAAGAGCACAACTATTAAGAATAGAAAACCATGAATTTATTGGTACATATATTGTTTTATCATATATAGATGGTTCTATTCCTGATATATCACTACTATTATAGTTATATGCATTTGGATAATAATTATTTCTATTTAAATAATTAGCAGGATCATTTAGTTCATTCGTATTACCAATCATTAAGTCAAATAATTCTTTTTTTTTAGCATCAAAATCACGCTCAACAACATTTTGTAAATATGCTCCGCTAAATTTTTGTATTGGAGTATTGCCTATTGTAAATGTAACTTCTTTAATTATTTGAGTACCAATATTTTTAATCCATTTAAATTCATATGGTCTTAATTCATTATTTTGAGCAGTAAAAATTGGACTCCATATTTTAGGGAGTTTAAATACTAAAAAAACATCCATTAATAAATCTGCATATCTTGGTATTGTAAAAGTAAATATAGATGTAGAATCTAATAATATATCACCTGTTTGTTTATGATCTACTCTAAATTTTTGCATACCAAAATTAGTATGCTTTAAATATTTCATTTTAAAAAAACTTTTATCAGGATTACCATTAATAATAATATTTTGATTTCCATATGCTACTAAATTTAATAATCCACCTGCCATATATATATATTTAATAATAGTATATTAAATAAATTTATATATTTATTTTTATTATTATATTATAATATGTCTGATTTTAATTTTGAACAAACTACTGAAAATTTAACAAAATTAACTAAAAATGCTGTAAATGATATTACTGAATATTTTAAAACAAATAATGATTATATGTATATTATATTAAGTTTAACAATTGTTTTTTTAATTTTATTTTTATTATTAAGTTGGATTAATTATACTTTAAGTTTAAAACAAAAAGGGTGTAATCATTTAAAGGATATTTATCCAGATAATAATCCATATAGAACAAAAACTTTTATAAAAGGTAGAGTAAATTTTGAAAATCCAAATTTAAATATTACTGTAACTAATAATAATTATCCTCAAAATCATTTACAAAAATTTAAAAATTATTATGTTAAATCTTCTTATAATTCTTGTTGTGCAGATGGATATAAAAATAATTGGGTTGATTTATGTGCATTAACAAAAAATATTGAATTAGGAGTTCGTTTTCTAGATTTTGAAGTATATTCTTTAAATTATCAACCAATTATTGCTGCATCAACTGCAAATAATTATAATATAAAAGAAACATATAATTATTTATATTTAAGTGAGGTTTTTGAACATTTACATATTAATGCTTTTAATGAAGAAATTACCCAATCTTATAATGATCCTATAATCATACATTTAAGATTAATGACAGAAAATGTTGAAATATATAATTTAATTGCTGGTTATATTAATACTCATTTAAATAAAAGTAAAAATTATTTATTAGATTCAAGAAAAACAATAGGACATACTGATTTTGATCCTAAAGAAATAATAAATGCTAAATTAGAATTATTTGCAAAAAAATTTATAATTATTGCATATCAATCTGATAGTGTATTAAAAAGTAGTGATTTAAAAAAATATGTTAATTTACGTTCTGGATCTAATTATTGTAGATTGTTACGTTATCAAAATATTATTTCTACAGGACAATCTTCAGAATTATTAATAAATGAAACAAAAAATAATTATATGATAGTTTTACCTGATGTAAATAATAGTTTAGAAAATTATGATTATACATTACCTTTAAGTAATGGTTGTCAAATAATGGCTATGAAATTTCAAAATATGGATTCTAATTTGAGACTATATAATGATTATTTTAGTTTTAATCAAGGTAGTGGATATAATTTTGTATTAAAACCATCTAATTTATTATATGATGTTGTGGATACGATAAAAGTAAAAGAATCAGAAATACCTTTAAAAAATCCTGGAGTACCTGGTAGCATTATTATATATAATAATACTAATTATCCTATAATTAAATATGAATTTTTTAAAAGTGATGGTAATACAATACCCAGTTCAACAGATATACCAAAATTTGAAAATTATATTAATCAAAAAACTAACACTAATAATCAATCTGAGAAAATAAATATAACAAAAGATGTTGCTAGTGGAAGTTATTACATTAGATTTAGTAGTTATGGTGATAACGCAAATAGATTAACTAATATAGATATACAAGTTTTAGCAAAAGGAACAGAAAATTCTGCAACTAAAGCATTATTTAATGAATATCCATTAGAAACTGTTTCTAATAGAAATGATTTGTTTAAAATTACTCCTTATACAAGAGATAGTATAGCTAATATTACATTAAATGTAAATTAGTAAATAGTAAATAGTAAATAGTAAATAGTAAAAATATAAAAATTTTATTAAAATAATATAATATTTTTATATTTTCTTAATTTAATGGATATAAAATCTTTTGAAGAAAAAGAATTATCAATATTAAGATACGCAGTTGATGAAGCAAATGCGTTAGCTGGAAAAAAACTTGCTCAATCGGAAGAAGTACTAAATATAATAAATATTTTAGAACATTTTTTAAGAGTAAATAAAACTATATGTTATGGAGGTACTGCCGTTAATAATATTTTACCTGAACAATATAAATTTTATAATAGAAATATAGAAATTCCTGATTATGATTTTTTCTCAACTAATCCTATTGAATATGCTAAAAAATTAGCAGATATATATTATAAAGCAGGATTTGAAGAAGTTGAAGCAAAATCAGGAGTTCATAAAGGTACATATAAAGTTTTTGTTAATTTTATGCCTATTGCTGATATTACTTACATGGATACTAAGTTATTTAACAATTTAGAAAAACATACTATTAAAGTTAATGGAATTAAATATTGTCCACCTAATTTTTTACGAATGGGTATGTATCAAGAATTATCAAGACCTATGGGAGATGTTTCTCGTTGGGAAAAAGTTTTAAAAAGATTAATTTTATTAAATAAAATTTTTCCATTAAAAGGAGAATTGTGTAATAAACAAGATTTTCAAAGGGTATATGAAGGTTCTATTGAAGAAAGAGATAAAATATATAATATTACAAAAACATGTTTTATTAATCAAGGAGTAATTTTTTTTGGGGGTTATGCTGCTAGTTTATATGGTAAATATATGCCACCTAAAGAAAAAAAAATTATTTATAGTATACCTGATTTTGATATTTTGGCAAATAATCCATTAGAATGTGGTAATATATTAAAAGAACAATTAAATTATGAAGGTATTAATAATGTTAAAATATATAAAAAAGAAAATATTAGCGATTATGTTGATATACATTATGAAGTTGTTGTAAATAAAGATACAATAGCAATTATTTATAAAGCAGATGCATGTCATAGTTATAATCAAATTTTTATTGGAACACAAAAAATTAAAGTAGCATCTATTGATACTATGTTGTATTTTTACTTAATTTTTATTTATGCAAACAGACCATATTTTGATATTAATAGATTGTTATGTATGTCAGAATATTTATTTAAAGTTCAATTAAAAAATAGACTAGAACAAAAAGGTCTTTTACGTAGATTTTCTATAAATTGTTATGGTAAACAAACAACTTTAGAAGATATAAGATCATATAAAAGTAAAAAATTTAAAGAATTTCAAGAAAAAGGAATAAAAAAAGGATCCTTAGAATATCAAAAACATTTTTTACGTTATGTACCTCATGAAGAAAAAAGTAATAATAATAATACTAAAAATAATAAAAATAATAAAAATAAAAATAAAAATAAAAATAAAAAAACTAAAAATAATAGAAGAAAAAAATAAAAATATAAAAAATCCAAATAAGTTTATAATTTATTTATATTAATTATAAAAATATAAATAAATTATATATTAAATTTTTTTTATTTTTTTATATATGTTTCTTTACATAAATTTTTAATAATTTTATCATCTATTTGCTCACTAGTTTTACCAATAGTAGATATAACATTACTAAAATATTCTTGTTTTAAATCATCATTTGTAAAATCTGGATTTTTAGATTTCCATTCTTGTAATGCATTATAATTTTTTGTTGAAGCTTTTTTTATTGCGTCTTTTATTTTTTCTTTATTTTCATCTTTTGTCCATTTATCTTCTTCTTTAATATACAATGTTTCACGTTTTTTATCAGTACAATGCATTGGACGTTCATATAAACTTAATTTATTCATGTTTTCTACTATTGCATTACTTAATCCATCTATTAAGCCATTCTTTTTTGTAAAATCTAATTGTTCTAAACTAATTTCAATAGATTTTATAAAATCATTCATATTTAATGCATCTTTGCATTGTTCATTTAAAAAAACATTTATATTAAATTTCTGATTTAATGTATTATTATGTGTTGTATTATTATTACCTACTTTTGGAATTAATTCACTTATTTGCGATCTTAATTCTTGATTTTCTTTCATCATATTTACCATCATTTGTTTGTATTCTGAATCATTATTTTCATTTTTTATATTACCTGAGAAATCATTTATAATATTTTCTGTAATAATATTATTATTAGAGCATTCTTTTATATTTATACATTTTTTCTTATGTCTCCATAATCCAGAATTAGATAAATAACTTCTGTTGCAATTTGTACACAAAAAATTCTTAGCACCACCTTTTCCACCTTTTTCCACCTTTTTGATTGCCGATTGATTGCCGATGTGTTTTTGGGTTAAAATATGTTTTTGCATTACATCAAAACGCTTAGCATAATAGTCACATAATTCACAATGATAAAAAATACCACCAACTTTTTCCACCTTTTTGATTGCGGACATTGCCATATTATTGCTTAATAATATTTTTTAAAATCTTTTAAAAAAAGTATTTTTTAAATATGGTAACAAGTTTTTTTCGCAAAATTTTCATTTTTTAAACCTTAATGAATTAAAAAGTGAAAAATGGACATTTTTCAAAACATTTTTTATATTGTGTGATCCATATTAAAAATGGACATTTTTAAAATGTCCAATTCTAAAAAAATTGATAAATCATTTTTTAAAAAAAAACATGCATTTTTTGAAGAATTATTTTTATTATGTAATATGCTAACAAAAATATTTACCCTATTTTTGCCCCTCTTAAATAATATTATGGACAAGACTACCCATTTATTTAGTTATTTCTCTCAAATAAATTTTATTAAAACACTAAATTTTTTTATTAATAATATATTTTGTATAAAAAATATATTATTAAACTAAACAATTATTTAACCAAGTTTTGGGAATCCAACAAGGTTGGCACCAATACCAAATCCTGCACCAGTACGAGCTGAAGCACCCATTGTTGGTACAAATGTATCAAGGATTGAGAATGTAGCAGCTGCCATTAAAGCAATAATGGCAATTTCATCAAATTTAAGTGGTTTTTGGGGTATAACAAAAGCAACAATTGCAACCATAAGACCTTCAACTAAATATTTAACAGCTCTTTTTACTAATTCTCCCATATCTGGATTCATATTTTGTTTATACTAAAGTACAAGAAAAAATAATTTAATTAAAATTAATAATTTTTAATTAAATTATTATATGTTAAAAACTTAAAATTAAATTAATAATAAATTTTATAAATTAAATGTCTACAAAAAAAGAAAAAACTAAAACTAAAAAATCTATAAATGAAAATACTAAATATGTAGATTTATTAGATGAAGATAAACCAATTAGTGGACAAAAGTTTGTATGTTTAAGTTTTATATCTCCAGAAGAACATATCAAAAATAAAGAATTATTTTATTTTGAGAAATATTTAAAAAATTTTGAATTCAAGAAAACATTTGAAAAATATACACAATTTCTAAATTTTATAAGTTATAAATATAATTTGAATTTTGATAATTTAACTAAAGATATGGAAGAATTTGTTGAAGAAGAAAAAGAAAATCTATTTTTAACAACATTAGAAGATGATTATAAATCTTTTATTGATGCTAAAGAAGAACAATTACAAAAAGAATATAGTGTAGCACACGATTTTCAAACAAATACAAGAGGTCTTAAAGTTCGTGGTGTATTTTCTAGTCAAGAAGAAGCTGAAATGAAATGTAAAGCTCTTCGTTCAGAAGATCCAAATCATGATGTTTATGTTGGACCAGTTGGTATGTGGATGCCATTTCATCCAGAAGCATATAAAACAGGTCGTGTTGAATATTTAGAAAAAGAATTAAATGAATTAATGGCTCAAAAGAAGAAAAATGATGAAACTTCTAAAGAACAATTTAAAAATCGTGTTAAAGAATCTAAGAAAAAAGCAATTGAAGAAAATATTTCTAAAGCAACTAAAGAAGGAAATAAATTAATGCAAACAATTGATGAAGATGGCGAATTAGTAAATGCTGATCGTATGGATGTTCCTGGTAAAAATTTATTATATGGAGATGCAGAAGAAGATGATGTTGCAACTGCTGATTTACGTAAAGAATTATTTGAAGATGAAAATATTATTTTACCAACAGATAAAAATAATGATCATGGTTTAAGTGAAGTTTTAGAAAACCAAAAAAAAATGGAACAATATTCTAAAGAAGATTTAGAAAAATTAGCCGCTATGGCCGATGGAATGGAATCCGTTTCAGAACCACCAAAAGATCCAATTAATATAGATTAATATATTATTATATATATATAATGCCAGACGGTTTTGTTCCTATAAAATGTAGTAATAAAATACATATATTTTGTAATCATAATGATATATTTGATGGTACCTTGGTATCAACTGATACTCCTATGTCAACAGTCGCCGGGACACAGACATATAATTATGTTTGTGTATTTTGTGGTACAGAATATGCACAATTAGCAGAGACTGACATGCCTGGTTTTAAAAAATCAGTATGTGCTGATGGTGTTCATGATGATGATAAAAAAGATTTTGATATTACCAAAGAAAAATTTGATGAATGTGAAGATAAAAGAATAAGAAAAAATATACCAATTAAAAAATTAGGTAATGAAAAAGAATTTAAAACACAATATTTACATTATTATGGTAAATCAAAACTTGAAAAATTGGAAAGAGATGAACAAGAAAAAGAAGAACAAGAAAAAGAAGAACAAGAAAAACAAGAAAGAGGTAAATCTAAACAGTCAGAATCTAATTATCTACAACAGCAAATGCTAATTCAAAGAAAATTACGACAGCTTAAACGAAAGCATGAACAAGAACGATTACATGAATCTAATAAAAAAAGAGGTTTAGGTAAAATAAAAAAACAAAGAACTAGAACAAAACCTAAATCTAAAAATAAATCACGTATGGGGCGGTCTCCCCATAAACCTAAAAAACAAAGAACTAGAACAAAACCAAAACCTAAAAAACAAAGAACTAGAACAAAACCAAAACCTAAAAATTAAAATATATAATATTATAAAATCTATATTTAATATATATTAGATATTTATGATAGGAGGAGGAATGCCAATATATGATATGACAAATGAGACAATTTCATTAGAACAAATAAATGCATCTACTAGTAAATCAGGTAAAAAAAAGTTTTCTAATGATTATGAAAAATATCAAAATGATTTAATAAATTCTTTAAATACTCTTATGCAAAGTGATAGTACAATTAAAAATATTATAATACAATCTGAAGCTTTAAGATTTCTACCAAATAATAAACGTGAAATTAATCCTATTTTTTGGAATACAGATTATATAACAATTTTAAATCATCTAAAAGATAAACAAGACATATTTAATATATATTATTTGTGTAATTATTTATATTATGAATCTAATGGTAGATATGATAAATATTTAAAAAGTGTAATAGATTTAAGAAACGTTTCATTATCATATACTGATAAATCTCTACATCCAGATGAAATAAATAAAATAGTAGCAACTAGAAAAGAAATTATTGAAAAAAATTTTAGACATAAAAAAGTTTTATATAATAAAATAAGAGGTTTAAGATTTGCTTTTAGTATATTGGAAAAAATATATATTGAAATAACTTCTAAAAATAATGATGGTTTTATAGAAGTAAAAAGTAAAAGAATTCAAGAGAGACAAATAAGTCAGTTAATTCAAAATATAGATACATTAGTTAAAAAATATGACACTCAATTGAAAGATATAGAAAATGCAGAAGGTAAAAAAATAAAAAAACAAAGAACTAGAAAAAAACCCAAACCAAAAAAGCAAAGAACTAGAACAAAACCTAAAAAGCAAAGAACTAGAACAAAACCTAAAAAGCAAAGATCTAGAGCAAAACCTAAAAAATAAATCGCTTATAGGGCGATTTTTTCCATAAAAATAAAATATATAGTATTATTAAGGTAATATGAGTGATGTAAGTTTAAATAAAAATATTTGTGCATTTCTTAAATGTAATCGTAAATTAAAAATAACAGATTATCCTTGTAAATGTGGAATAATTTATTGTAAATTTCATCGTGATCCATTAATACATAATTGTAGTTATGATTATAAAGAAAATAGTTTAAAACAAAATAAAATTGAAGCATTAATATGTAAAGCAAATAAAATAGAAAAAATAGATTAAAAATAGTATTATAATAATTGTAATACTATTTTTAAAATGAAAAGAGATTTATATGATTTATATCAAGAACGTATAAATATTATTGAAAATAATTATTTAAATAAACATTTTAGAAGAGAAAAATTAGAAAAAGTAGAATTTAAAATATTAGAACAATATCAAGGTTATGAATTATTAATAAATTTAAAAACAATTTCAACTAGTCATATGATGTTAGAATATGAAGATTTATCAAATCAACAAAAAGATTTCATATTATTAAGAATATTTGATAGTATAAAAATTTGTGAAAATATTTTAAAATTAGAAGATGATAGTTTATTAAATGAAAATGAAATATTTATAAAATTTTGGTTAAAATTTAAATTGTTATTTAATAGTTTAAAAGAAAAAATATTATTATGTGGATGTAATATTTAAAATATATTATTATTATAAATTAGATGAAACTATTAAAATCTTTTTTATATTATTTTTTAACAAGTGGTTTAGTAATATCAGCAGCATTAGTTTTTTTAGAAAGTATTGCACACACATATAATATGGTAAATTTTTTTGCATTTGCTAGTGCAGCATTATTTTTATTTAATTTAGCTCAATTTAATGTAGTAAATAATACTAATCCATCTGCTAATCGTGGATTTTTAATACATACATTTTTTGGAATAGGATTATGGGTATTATTAGCAATTTTAATGTTTTTATTAAATGAATTTAAATACAATATAATAGAAATTAATTCAATAATATTATCTACTATGGTTATTGGATTTATAATATATTTTACTGCATATTATTATGGCTACTTAAATTTTTAAAAAGAGATTTTACTAGTTATTTGTTTTCATAATTAAATTTGATTTTATGAAAACAAATTTAAATATTTATCTTCTTTTATTTCTAGATTTTTTAGATTTTTTATTATGTTTTTTAAGAAGGCATGTGATGTGCCATATTTTATATTTATATATTATCTAAATATATAAATATTTTAAAAAAAGGGGATTTGGGGGATATATCCCCCTACCATTTACTCTTTTTAACATTTATTTTTGGACCTTTTTTTTTATTGGCAGAATTAGGATCATATATTTCTTCTTCATCATCTGAATCAAGATTTTTACTTATTTCCCAAAATTCTTTTGAACCTAATTTAAAGTTTTTTTGTTCTTGTGCTTTATACCAAAAGATTTGATCATTTAATTTATTTGATTTTGCATTATTATTTATTACTAAACATTCATAATTTTCTGTACATTGATCCATAACTTGACAAAAGGACTCAAATGTAGGAAACATACCTGCATAATTCTCATATATACGTTTTCTATTAGATATATATGGTTCACGTAATATAAATACATAATCAATATTTGTACGAAGATTTGGAGGAATACCAAGGGGATATTGCATAGTAATTATTAACATCATCTTCCAATGACGCCCATTCATAAAAAGTAATCTCATCATTTTATCTTTAGTCCATCCTGCATCGTATAGACAATCATCTAAAATAACAAACGCACGTGGGTCTATAGTAGATTTGCGATAAGTTTCAATTTCCTTTTTAATTTGTTTTAACACAGTACGTTGTCGTTTTAAAATATTTTCTATAATTGCAGTATTATATTCTTCATGAATAAAAAGTTTAGGTACATGTTCAGCATAAAATCCATTACCTGCTTCTGTGCCACTGATTACAGTTCCAATAGGAATATCTTGGTGATAATAAAGGAGATCACGTACAAGAAAAGATTTACCAGTATCACGACGACCAATTAAAACTATTACAGGACCTTTATTTTCATCAGGTCTAAAACTAATAGTTTTCATATCAAATTTTTTTAATTCTAATGTCATTATTACTAAATATTAAATAATAAATTATAATTTTTTTTACGTAATATTAAATTATTTTAATAAAAATATAATATAATTTAGATGAAAAGATCTAGAAAAAAAAATAATAAATATAAAAATACTTTTAAAAAAAGAAAATATATATTGATAGGAGGAACACCTGATATAAAAAAAGAAATCATAGATAAAACATTAACACTAACATTTAATAAAGATGCAGAATCACAATCAACAAAACAATTAAAGTATGAGGAAATAGAAATGGATCATAATGTTAGGGGATCAGGTTATTGTACTAACCTTTTAAGTAAACATATTAACAAAGTAATTACTAAAAATGATAATATTGACAGCATTTATTTTTTTATTGAATCTTCCAATTTTGAAAGCGCTTTAATTTGTTATATAAAAGCATGTCTAAAAAATAATTTTACAAGTATTAAAGTAGCTCACACAGATATAAAAGATAAATATGAAACTATAGGAGCATATTATACATATGAAAATTTAAAAGAAGTTAAAGAAAGTAAACAGGAAATTATTAATATTGCTAAAAAATATACATCAACATCCAATTCTTCATATTTATCTAAAGAAAGGCTACTTTTAGAAGTAACAAAAGATAAAAAAAGTCGAACACATGAAAAAACATATTTTGACAGAGTAGAAATAGAAAAAGTCGAAAGAAATCAAATAATTAAAGAAAAATGTGAGGAATTATTTAAAGACCATATAAATTATATAAAAAAATCATCTTATATAATACATACATTAGAAGATTATTACCCTTCACACATGATAGATGACATGATAGAGAATAGGGAGGATTATAGGATTATGATTATAATGAGAACTAATTTAGGAATAGTATTACAATTTAAAATAAGCTATAATTTTAATAAAAAAGATGGTTTATTTATTAAAATAAATAAAGATAATACAATAGAAGACATTAACATAAATACAGAAGGAATAAGAGAGGCATTTATAGATAAAACAATTTTAAATAAAAAAAATATGTTTATAAATGAATTTATTGAAAAAAATTATATAAAATGTATTAATGATGAAATATGTGAAATAATTATTGATATTCATACTTATAAAGATAGAAGTGTAGTAGAGTTTGAATTTAATAGTAATAATTATATTTTTGGAAAAACAAAAAATGGATATGTAATTCAAAAAAAAGAAGATTGGATTAAGGAATTACATACTGGAATATATGTGTTAACTGATAATAATCATTCACTTGATATATATATGCATTTGGATAATAATTATAAAATAGATGAGTATTTTCAAGAAGATCATTATAAACATATAAGAGAATTAATTGAGTTTTTAAAAAATAATAAAAGCATATTTAAAAATTTTTTGAAACTTAAAGAAGAAAAAGAGATAACTGTAAGTGAAAGTAATAAGCGACAAGATACAACAAAAATAAATATAAAAAAAATTGGAACACAAAAAGAAAGTTTTGAAAACTTAGACGAATCATATAGAAACGATAAAGCTATAGAACTTATTAGAAGCTATCATAAAGGAAAAAATATACAAAAATCTGCATTAGAAAATGCTAAAAATTGTTATCCTATTATAGATACAAGTTTAGAAAAATTAATATTAGACTTTATCAATTTAAAAATAAATCAAGGAACTAAAATTGAAAAAAAATTATATGGAGAAAATTTTAAGTTATATGAAGATACAAAAAAAATATCAAAATTTATTAACCGCATTTTATTTAAACGTCCTAAAACTTTTCAATTACCAACAGATCAATATAAATTTAGATCAAATAATGAGACGGGTTATAATGGGTTAGGGAGTTATGATAAAATTGAATTAAATGATAATAAAGAAATTGAAGAATTGAGATTAGAGCAAACAATTTCATATTATGAAATGGAAATATCAGCATTAGTTTCAATGTCATGGACAACTCCAGTAGTAAATGATGGAAATAGATTAAATTATAAGTATGCTAAAAATAAAGAAGATTGTACTAATTTATTAGAGAATTTAAAAAATGAACCTGTTATTTATATTGGTTGTATTGGTGCTAGGTTTGAAAGAAATAATGAGCCTAGAAAAATGGAAACTAAATATATGCTTATTGATAGATTACAAAATACTAGAGATAATGGATATGGACTTGAAAATGATGATCGTGATCGTGATCGTAATCAGAAAATAAATGAAAAGAGAGATTATTTAAAAATATGGTATAAATTTTATACAGGTGAAGAAGGTAACTTTCCCACTTATAATAGTGTAATTAAAACAGAAATAGTAAATCGGAATACTAGGTATATTTTTGATAATAGATTATATACACAAATAAATTCAGAGTTCTTTTTAAATAATATAATTTATAAAAGTAGAATGAAAAAAACTATTTTACCTTTTTTATTAGATGCTGAAAGTAGAGGCGTAACATTTGAGAAAGAAGTGTATTGTCATCTTGTAGGGTTGGGAATTGGTGCATGGCAAATAGATGCAAAAGTACAAGCAAATTTAATTTATGATGTTTATATTGATATATTTAAAAAAAATAATTTTAAAAAAATAAAAGTTTTAGATTTTTCTTGGTTTCCTGAACCTTATCCTGAAGATAATAAATTTAGTGAAATAAAAACAGATATTAAAATTATTTTTAGTAAAAATTCTCCTTTTGGTAAATCTTTAGATAAACATAATAAATTAATAGTAGCTCAATTTGCATGGGATTCTAATTCATATCCTGGTAATGAATTTTGGTTAGGTGAAGAATACTTTGCAGCTTCTGGAGATCCTGCTGCTGCTTGTTGTAGTGGGATTGCTGCAATTTATCAAGTATTAGAAAATAAAAAAAACCCTGAAAATCAATATTTAATTTCTTATAGTGAAGGAGAACAACCACAATCAGCACCAACACCAGGAGCAGTACTACCAGAACAAGAACTTGCTGTAATAAGTAATAGTGGAATTCCAGAAAAAAATCCCACTATGAAAAATCAATGTTTTTGGATATCATTATTACAATGGATTGAAAATAATAAATATACAAATGAAACAATTGATTATATTAATTTAGATGTACAGCAATTAAAAGAAATAGCAAATAATATAGAATTAAAAAACTCCAGCATAAACGGTAATAAACCGGTAAATGATGAAATTAATCAGCTAGAAATAATTCAAGTAGATGGTGATGGTGTTTATAACCGATTAAATCATTTAGCAAAAATGTTGGGTGTTTATATACAAGTATTTATTTATGATACCGAAAAAGAAAGAATAGTTCTTTCCAAAGAATGTAAAGACAAAGGATTAGATAGTGAAGAATGTAAAAATCAAGATTCTCCTTATACATATGGTGATTCAAAATCAAAAAACAGAATCTTCATTGTATCTTATGGTAATCATTTTGAATTAATTACTAAATTAAATGAAAATAATTTTAACTATGAGGCACCATTTTTTAAACATCATGTAAAAACAGAAAAGGATGATAAAATATATTATAATCATAAAGGTGATTTAGTAAATTGGGCAAACCTTAATTATGATGAACAAATTGAAATTCAGAATGCCGAGGCATTTGCAAAAGCAGAAGCAGATGCAGGACCAAAACCAAGAGCACCAGCACCAGCACCAGCACCAGCACCAGCACCAGCGCCTGCACCAGCACCAGCGCCTGCACCAGCACCAGCGCCTGCACCAGCGCCTGCACCAGCGC